GTTGACCGTGAACGCTTTTATTTAGACCTCATAGAAAAGTGCATGGTCAGTCGGGAAGAGCGCAAAGCAGACTACAACTCTTTGCGTTCTTACTATCTGTTTGGCAATGGCCCAGATGACACCCCCGCTCTGTACAACAAAATCTTTCCGCACATTGACCAACTGACCTCGTTCCTCTACTCAGCAGAAACCACAAGGTTCAGCATCAACACTGGTGCGGCAGTAGAAAATGCAGAGCAAGTAAAAGTCCCCGCACTCACCCGTGCGCTTAATGATGAGTGGCTAAACAGTAACGCTGACCAAGTATTTTCCCAAGCGGTTACTTGGTCACTTTGCTACAACTCTGCTTTTATCAAACTGGTCATGAACAACGGCATCCATCCCTACATGGTTGAGCCTGCGTGTATAGGTGTCTTGCGGGAAGACTCTGCCTACACCGACAGACAAGAAGCAATTGTCCAGACTTACTACATAACCAAGTCCGAACTGCTTGACCGTCTGTACAGCCACCCTCAGAGAGAAAAGATTGTCGCCCGTGTTACATCTTCACAACACCAGCGCACAGAAGTAGCAAACGGTATTGAGCGCATCTTGATGTCGCAAGTCAATCCAACGCTGTACGGTAACGTCAATCTGAACTTGAGCGGCATGAACCGCTACAAAGCAACTGTCGCTGAAGACACAGTTGAGATGACAGAGTTGTGGGTGTGGAACGATGAGACAAAAGATTATCAGTGCGTAACAAAAGCAGACCCTGACATCATCATTTATGACCGACCAGGTTCGTCTATCTTCCTCAAAGGCGAGTTGCCATTTGTGCAGATTTGCCCTAACCCGCTTTACGATTACTACTGGGGTGGTTCAGAGGTTCAGCGTCTGGTCTACCTCCAAGACTTACGCAACAAGCGCATGACTGAGATTCTTGACTTGCTCTCAAAACAAGTCAGCCCACCTACCGCACTTATTGGCTTCACAGGCATTCTTGACGAGAAGAACTTTGCTCTCAACAGAGCAGGCGGCTTACTCGCAACCGATATGCCTAATGCCAAAGTAGAGAAGTTAGCGCCCACTATCCCACCTGATTTGTTCAAAGAAATTGGGGAGATTGACCTGATGTTTGAAGAGGCATCTGGTATTGTGTCTGTGCTGCAAGGGCGTGGTGAGGCGGGTGTTCGCTCGTCAGGTCACGCCTCCCAGTTGGCAAGATTGGGTTCTAGCCGAGCCAAGAAACGGGCGCTCATCATTGAGGACAGCCTAGAAAAAGTGGCTACCCTGTACCTGAAATGTATGCAGGTGTACGACAACACCCACTTCAAGGACATGGAAGGCAATAAGTTTATTGCTGAACAATTTACAAAAGACTACACAGTCAAGGTAGATGCTCACAGTAACTCACCAATCTTCATGGAAGATATGCGCCAGCTTGCCTTTAATCTGTTCAAAGCCCAAGTTATCGACAAGGAATCCTTGCTTGACTTGCTTGAGCCGCCAATGAAACAATTGCTCAAAGACCGTCTTAAGAAGATGGAAGCAAAGGGTGAGGCACAAGCTGCTGCCAAACAAGCGCAGACACCGCCTCCCAAGTCAGAGGGTAAACCAGACTTAAAACAGGTGGGATGATGGCAACAGCACCAGGCACTAGAAGCATGACCCAACCCAAGGCTGACCAGCCAAGGAAAACAACAGAATCGCTGAAAAAAGGCGAAGCAAGTCCTAACTTGACAATGCGTCAAACAGGGATTAAAACCATGACTGGGCGTAGTCAGCGTGATTACGCCAGACAATAATTCAGGAGTGAACCATGTACAAAAAAGCTAAACGCGGACGCAAAAGCTGCCGCTAATCAGTTTCCCCGCAAGGGAAAAAGGGTGTGGCTTACTTCCCTTCACAAATAGTTCGCCGCCTCTAACCTTGGAGAAGACCATGCGTAAAGCTCGTAAAGGCCGTAAAAGCCGCAAGTAATCCTTAACGGATTTGTCTTGGGGGGCGACATAAAATCCCCCCACCTATTGACAAGATGTAAGTAAGTGGTTACAAACACGGCAAGGAGTGATTATGAGTGTTCCAGCAGATAAGTTGATGGAGTTGATGCGAGGCAGTAGAAGTGCCAACGCACCTATGCCTGAAGCGCCTCAAGCAGGCGGCATGTCTGATGCCGAAACTCCTCCTATGGCCTCACCTATGTCTACCCCTGAACCAAAGATGGGAAGCAAAGAAGGCGCACTTATAAACATCAGCATGGCGATGGATTTGTTAGAACAGTCCCTCCCCGCTCTTGGCTCAGAATCTGTTGAAGGCCAAAAAGCCTTGAACGCTATTCGCCAACTGTCTGGCTTGATTGGCCCACGTAAGGGCAAGACCAACGAACTTCAGCAGTCTGAGATTCTTCAGATGCTACAAACATTGCCGCAGGCGGGTGGTGCTACCCCTGAAGGTAGAGCAATGGCACAAGCACCCATTCCTGGTATGCCTCCCCCTCAAGGTGGTGGTATGCCACCTTCTCCCCCACCAATGTAAGGAAACATCATGGATTTGTTCAAACCCCGTGGCGCAGCCGCACCCCGCAGACCTACTGACAACAATCAACAACACGGTGTTATCACTAACACCCCCCGCTTTTCTCAGCTTGGCGGCTTAAACGCCCCTGGCAAGATTGGCAAAATGGGCATGGCTGTATCTAAGCCTGCTGACGGTAAAAAAGTAATTTAAACGTATAAAGAGGGTAACTTTATGTCATTAGAAAATCTGTCCTTAGAAGCCCGTGATGAGTTGGCTCAACTTGCCCAAACTCTTGCGGAGAACCCCGACACTCGCAAAGAATTTTTGCGGATGACAAAGCGGGTTAAACCTGACCTTCCTATCCCTGAACTTGACATTGAAGACTACACCGACCGTGCTGTTAACCAGTCCGAGAAACGTGTGCAAGCCTTGGAAGCCAAGTTACGGGAAAGAGATGCTGTTGAGGAATTGCAGAAACGCCGTAATTCTTTGATGAAAAAAGGTTTGATTTCTAACGAGTCAGAGATTGATGACGTAGAAAAAATTATGTTGGAGCGTGGCATCAACAACCACGAAACAGCCGCTGAGTACCATGCGTGGATGAAACAGGCAGCAGTGCCTACCTCTTCAGGATACAACCCAAGCGCTGTAAAGCAATTTAACTTGGGTGCGTATTGGAAGAATCCTTCTGCCGCAGCACGGAACGAGGCAATGAATGCACTCAATGACCTGCGCAAACCGCAACGTCCTATTGGGTTGTAAGAGGGTAATTTTTTAAACCACGTAAGGAGGCCTTATGGCTATTGGCGGCGGCATCCTACCAGCTACAGGGTCAGCACAGTTCAATGAACTGACTTATGTAACTCGTAGAGCCTTTATTCCCAAACTCGTTGTACAACTGTACAACTCCACGCCATTGATGGCGGCACTGATTGCCAACAGTCAGCAAGCCTCTGGTGGTGTGTCTTCTGTAACCGTACCCGTTCAAGGTGCACAGTTCGTAAACGCTCAGTGGTCTGACTACAGTGGCTCTTTTGCCCAACCGTCAGTACAACAAGGTGCTTACAACGCTGAATTTGACCTGAAACTGATGATTTCTCCCGTGCCGTTCCTCGGTATGGAAGGCGCAGTTCAGCAAGATGCAGCGATTATCCCGTTGATTGAAGCACGTATGAACGATGCTACCAACGTGATGATGGACGCAATGGCTACAGCCCTGTACAACAACACCACGAATACACAACAGTTTATCGGCTTGCCTGCTGCTGTTGCTAACTCTGGTACATACGGCAACATTGACCGTACTACATACACATGGTGGAAATCCACTCAGTATGCTGCTGGCTCAGTTAACCCCACTCGTCAAAACATCCTGCAATACATCTCTGGCACAGTGAAAGCTGGCGCTGAGATGCCTTCATTTGGTGTTTGCGGCTTTGGTACTTGGACACTGTTGGCTCAAGACTTTGTCGGTCAAGAGCAATACGTCATCACCCCAGGTTCAGGCTTTGACGGTGACAACAATGGCCCTCAAGCCGCTTTCCGTGCTTTGATGGTTGCTGGCGTACCTATCTATCCAGACCCTTACTGTCCTGAAGGTACTGTGTACTTCCTGAACACCAACTACTTGTCTCTGTACATCCATGAGCAAGGTTCGTTTGTGTTTACAGGCTTTGAGTCCACACTTCCTAACTGGCAAATTGGTTATGTTGGCGCAGTTTTGATGATTGCCGAATTGGTGAACGTCAAGCCTAAGTCAATGACCAAGGTGACGGGTTACAACTACCTCTCACTGTAAGGAGAAAAAGACATGGCTTTAGCACTAAACAAAATCATTCTTGCGAATGCAACCACCAACACTGCTGGTGCTTATTTCTCCAACGTCACACTGACTGCCGCTAACGCAGGTACTGTGATTCCCGCAGGTACATACCTGTTGTTCCCCGCTGCTAACGTAGTGATTACTGCAAACAATGGTTCTGCCATTACAACTCTGCTTGCCAATAACACTGGCGGTATGATTTTGTCTGATGGCGTTAACTTGTTTGCACAATCTACTATTGCTGGTGCTGGTTCTGTTACTGCGTTGACCATCAATGGTGGTATCTCTGCAAACAGCACTTACGCAAGTTAAGGGGACGGTATGAACTCGAACCATGTAGGTGCGCTATACCCAGACCAGTTTGGAAATATTGTCCTTGGAACAACCTCAACCCCAGTCGCACTGGGAAATACAGGTAACCTCATTGCCACTATTCCTACGATTGGAACAAACTACATTGTTCGCCGTATTACCGTAAATAACGCCAACGGAAGTGTTGCGCTTGCCAACGTCACTATTTTCACAAGTGGAGATGGTAATTTGGCAAACGCAGTTTCTAACGCAACTGTGCTTTCTAACATTACAGGTACAACCAAGTATCAAGATTTGAACCTGACGGCAAACACCGCCACAACAATCTTTACTGGTTCTCTGTTTGTGTGCGTCAACACTGGTGCTGCGGCAAACAACACAGTTGATATTTCGGTTTATGGTGACGTTGTAACTCTATGATTGAAGAAGTCTATGTAACCAACAACTCCGACAAAGACTTGTACTCTGAGTACAACTTTGTAGGGTTTGATTTTCCTGTAGGCAAGACAGTAAAAATCCCTGTCTCTGCCGCCAGACACATGCTTGGTTACGGTGACGAAAACAAAGAGCCGTATCTTGTCTTGCTAGGCTTGATACGGCTTCATAGTGAACTTGAAGATGCGATGGAGAAGTTTGAAAAGGTAGAAATATCTGAAACTCCTCCTGAAAAGAACCGCTCGTTACCCTCGGCGGTTGGCGTAGTACCCTTGCGGATTGAGAAATCCGTTGGGGGAAAAGTCAATCAGAGGGTTGCTTAACATGAAGGTAACATGGCAACTCTCTCTTCCTACATCACGGAAGTACAGCGTTTACTGCATGATGCAAACTCTGTATTCTGGTCTACTCAGGAGCTAACGGACTACATCAATGATGCCCGTGAGCGAGTAGCCAGAGATACTGGGTGTTTACGCACCTTGCAAATAACGGCTACACCTATCTCAAGCACAGGTGTAGCTGCGACTGTGTGGACTGCGGGAGCAACTGTTACCGCTGGTCAGTTTATTTTTAACAACATTTTTATTTACTCTGTTGTTACTGGTGGAGTGTTAAGCACAACAGCACCTCCCTATCCTGCGGCTGGCTACACTTTTCCCCCGTCTACCCCATTCACAGACGGTACAGCCACACTGCAATACTCTGGCCCTGCTGAGATTATTCCCTACGGAATATTGACCAACGGCACAACGCTAGACATCTTGAACGTCAATATTTACTGGGGTAACAGCCGTATTCCTCTGCGGTACTTGCCTTGGTCAAACTTCAATGCCCAGTTGCGTTATTGGCAGAACTATGTAGGCAGACCTGTTTGCTTCTCTGTCTACGGTCAAAACACAATTTACATAGGGCCTGTGCCTGACCAAGCGTATGTTGTCGAGATTGACTCCACCATCTTGCCTAGTTCCTTGTCATCCACCAATCCTAACGTGACTGACCAGATTACTGACCCCTACACCACGCCTGTGGCTTTCTATGCGGCTTACAAAGCCAAGTATAAAGAGCAGTCTTATGGTGAAGCGGAAATTTACAAACAAGAATATCTCAAGCAAGTAAATGCAGTCTTGAACAGCACATTTACTCGCCGTATCCCTGACCCTTACTCTACGTTTTAATCATGGCAGCAGCAGAACAAAAGAAGTCCTATGCTGTCATCAAGAACTTCAAGGGTCTAAACACCAAGGCCAACAGAACGGCTATTGATGAAGATGAATTCTCTTGGATTGAGAACGCCATGCCTGTTGGCTACGGCAATATCAAGATTGTTCCCGCCCAAGTAACTATCAAGGATGGTGGCAATAACGCCGTATCTTTTGGCAACACTGTAACTACCCTTACAAGCTGTAACCTTGGTTTGTTTAACTACATTCTTGGTTTTGAGTTTAACGGTAGGGGTGAGTATTACAAGATAGATACCACCACAAAAGGAAATATAGCGGTTACAGGTACGTTTTCTTCTGCCAACGTATCTGTTGCCCAGTACAAGAATGAGCGTGTGTTTATAGGTGACCTCGACAAAGGCTTGTTCACTTGGGATGGCACTGACCTCATCAATGTAGGCTCTGTAGGTACTATAGGCATTACAGCCAAAGGTTCAGGCTACACCTCTGCGCCAGCGGTAACTATCTCTGCTCCCAATCAGACAAACGGTGTTCAGGCTACAGCCACATCCACCATCACATCCAATGCTGTGTCTTCCATCTTTGTCACTAACGGTGGTAGCGGGTACACAGCCGCCCCTACAGTGACCATCACAGGCGGTGGTGGTACAGGCGCTACTGCTATTGCCCAAGTCTTGACCTTCACTAAGGGTGCGTTATACATACAAGTGACAAATAGCGGGTCTGGTTACAACACACCACCCGCCGTGACCATCACTGGTGGCGGTGGTGCTAATGCCGCAGGTACAGCTATCGTGTCAGGAAACGCCATCACAGGTGTCATTATGACCAATGTGGGGAACAATTACACTTCTGTCCCTACTGTCACCATAGCAGCACCCCCAACACCTACAGGAAACACAACCGCTACAGCGTTAGGAGTACCTAACTTAGAGCAGATTGTCAGTATTGCAACCTTTTCAGGAAGGGTGTGGGTGGCTACAGGTCGTACAGTTACCTACTCAGCATCTACCAGTCCTTACGACTTTGTGTCTGTCTCTGCTGGCTCTGTCACCCTGACTGACTCTACCTTGCATGGCAACATCCAATATCTATTGTCTGCCAACAACTTTTTGTACATCTTTGGTGAGGACAGCATCAACGTCTTCTCTGACTTGCGGGTTACCTCTACAGGTTCTACCTTGTTTACCAACACAAACGTGTCTGCTTCTGTAGGCTCTAAGCTAAAGTACGGTGTTTTCCCTTACTTTAGGTCTGTGTTGTTTATGAACAACTACGGTATGTATGCCTTGGTAGGCTCTACAACATCCAAAATATCTGACCAGTTAGATGGTCTGTTCCCGTACATAGACTTCACTAAACCCGTATCAGGCGGTCAGGTCTTGCTCAACAACATTCTGACAGCCGCATTCAATTTCTACTTGTCTGCGTCCTACCCTTACGCCACAGGCGGTAGGTACGTTCAGGCGGTGTTCTTTGAGAAGAAGTGGTTTATCACCAGTCAGGGTGATACGCTTAATTTGGTCAACTCTGCCCCTGTAGGCGGGGTTATCAACCTGTACGGAGTGGCAGATACTGCTTTGTACAAGTTATATGGGGATGCCACAGCAAACGTGTCTAGCACTATTGCAACAGCTTTATCTCCCATGAAAGACCCCATTCGTACCAAGCAAGCATTAAAATTCGGTATAGAGGCAACGCTTACCACGGGTGGCACATTCAACGTAACTGTAGACAGTGAGTCTGGCTCTAGTCCTGTTTACACGTTGAACAACAGTGTGACTTGGTACAACAATTCAGGGACAACAATCCCTTGGCAGAACAACAGTTTGGCAACGATAGGGTGGTTGACAAGTTCGGGGTATGCCCTGTACAAGTCAGATGCACAACAGTATGGTAAGTATTTGGGTTTGACGATGACATCTTCTGACCCTGCATTTACTATTAACACGATTGAGTTTGAACACGAATTGAGAGTGAGGTTCTAAAATGGCTGTCCCGTATACATTTGGCACTGCAACCGCTGCCATTCCCCTGTCTCAACTAGACAGCAACTTTGCTACCGCAGTCACTATCGGTAACACTGCTGTTCAGCTAGGTAACACTGTTACCACACTTAACAATCTGACACTGGCTAACGTCACTATCAGCAGTGGTAATGTGACCATCACCAACGTGTCTGTGACTACTGCTAACGTGAGTGGTACTGCCAACGTGTCTAGCCTTGTTGTACTTACCAACGAAACAGTGCTAGGCAATACTGCTGTTACTGGTAATGTCACAGCAAGCATTAACGTAACTGGTGCAAAGTTGATTCCTACAGGCACATCAGTCACTGGTAATGGTTTGTATCTTCCTGCGGCAAATGCTTTGGGATTGTCTACCAACGGAACAAATGCTGTGTATATAGATGCTTCACAGAATGTGGGGATTGGTACTGCTTCGCCAAGTGCAAAACTAACAGTTACGGATAGCGCACACTCATGTCAAATATTTATTGGCTACACTGATAACAACAACTACTATCAGTCCAGCGGCGCACAAATTTGGTCAACATACAACGGCTCTTCAGAGTATATGCGTATCAACTCCAGCGGTAACTTGCTGGTTGGCGTAACAAGTGCTAATGCAAATGGTGGTGTTCTTCAGCTTAAATCTGGCATTACTTTCCCTGCAACACAAGTTTCCGCTACAGACGTAAACACGCTGGATGATTATGAGGAGGGAAGTTGGTCACCTGCTATAACAAGTTCAATAGGCACAATCACAACAGTAAGTGCTGGTGGGCAATATAGAAAAATTGGAAGTCTTGTTGTTGCTCAATTTCAATACGCTATAACAAATAACGGTACAGGGTCAGGTTCAATTGTTATTAATGGCTTACCTTTTGCGGGAACTGTTAATACATCGGCTGGCACTATTAGGGAAATAGCGGTTGTTGGATTTACAGGTTCTTCTTATTTATCAGGCTCAACATCTATGATACTTGTTCAATATAACAATTTGTATCCTGGCGGCACTAATTACAACGTATTAGGAACTGTATCTTATCAATCAACTTCTTAAAGGAATCATCATGTCACTTACCAAAACAACCAACGTAGACCAAATTACAGTTACAGAAGATGGAACTGTTCTCTACCGTGAAGCAACACGCATCATGGAAGATGGCAACGAACTGAGCAAGACTTATCACCGCTCAAGCCTTACACCAGCACAAGACCTCACAGGTGTGCCTGCTAACGTAGTGGCAATCTGCAACGTGGCGTGGACAGAAGAAGTCATTGCCGCTTATCAGGCTCAAGTGGAAGCTAACAAAATTGTTGGTACGGCGTAACAATGGGTACACAAGCATTTACAAAGACAGGTAACACGGTAGTCTTTACTGCCGCTACATCTGCTCCTACGCCTATACAAGCAGTCTCTACCACGCTTGGTGGTAACCAGTACCGCATCATCAACAGCGGCTCTGTGACTGTGTTTCTAGGCTATGGAGATACTTCTGCTGGTGCTACTGCCAACACTGCTGTAATAACCACTACAGGTACATCTATACCTTTGTTGCCAGGCACAGATGAGGTTCTCTCGTTTGTTCCTAACGCTTACTTTACTGGTATCACTGTTAGTGGTACTGCGGCTGTGTACGTGACTTGCGGTGATGGGATGTAATCATGTTAAAGACAGTCAGTTCAGTCATCAACACTATAGGCGCTCTTAATTACAAAGGTACTTGGGATGCAAGTACAAATAATCCTACGCTCACATCAAGTGTAGGGACTAAGGGTGACTACTATGTTGTGTCTGTTGCTGGCTCTACAAATCTAGATGGCACTACTTTGTGGGGTGTAGGTGACTGGGCAGTCTTTAACGGAAGTATTTGGCAAAAGGTTGACGGTGGTGACTCTGGTAACTTTGTCAACATTTCTGTATCTTCTCTCACAGGGTACATGTACGCTAATGGCACAGCAAATGTCTCAGCGTCTACAACCATACCCAACGGTGGTTTAGCCAACAGCACGCTCACACTGGGCAACACCACCCTCACATTGGGCGGTACTACTAGTAATGTAGGTAACTTGACTGTAGCTAACGTAACCATTATTGGTGGCACAACAAACGCAAGTGTGTTTAATTTCACAGGAAACACAACTGCAACTGCTACATATGGCACAGCAAGTCTACCTCTGCAACCTGCTGGATTCATGCAAGTCAACCTTAACGGGACAGTAGTAAAAGTCCCCTACTACGCTGTCTAACATGGATAACCAACAAATCTTCAACATCATAGTCAGCATTGCTGGCTTTCTTGCTGTGTATGTCTTCAACAGCACAACAAAACAGATTCAACGCTTGGAGGACAAGTTAAATGAACTTCCTAAAGAGTATGTGGCAAAAAATGATTACCGCTCTGACATCACTGAAATCAAAAATATCCTCAAACAAATCTTCGACAAGCTAGACAACAAGGCTGACAAATGAATTTTGAGACTCTCAGCTACGTCAAATTTGGAGACAAAGAAGGACTGGGAGAGTTTTTGTTTGAAAACGGTGTACAGCACCAAACTTTCTACAACATCTTGGGTGACCAAGGTATTGCTGTACAGAAGTACCCGTTAACAGATGCCAACTTGTCTAACCTTGATGACTGGCTTTTTGTTCACAACCAAGAGCATGTGGCACTTGCCAACTTGCTAGGACTAGACAATCCGTTTCAGTTGCTTGATAGTGACTGGAATGTGGAGGATGACTTCTATGATTGGATAGGGGTTCATCAAACAATTCACGAACAAATAGCTGCGGCTTTAGGAGTCTGATATGGCAATGACCAGAGAAGAGATGCAAAAATTAGCCTCGTATGGGCGTGATGGCGACACCATGTTGGCTCACATCAACCCTGAAGAAGCGGCATTGCTGAAGTCTAGAGGCGGGTCTGGGACTATCAATCCCAACACTGGTTTGCCAGAATTTAAGTGGAGTCTTAAAAATATTACGGGTGGCGCTAAAGCAGCTGTAACTAACCCAGGTAAAGCAGTTCAGGAAGTTACTGCACCTATTGTCAAACCTCTAGAAAAAGCAGCAGGACAAGTTACAAGCAATCTTGCTAATTTGCCTGGCTCTGTAGAGAACACTGTAAAGCAAATAGTGGCTAATCCTGTAGCGCAATTAGCTTTAGCGTATTACATGCCAGGGATAGCTTCTTCTTTAGCACCTTATATGGTGGGTGTGCCTGCGGCTTACCAAACTGCTGTTGCCTCTGCTCTTGCTAATACTGCTTTACAAACAGCTCAGGGTGTTCCTTTTGAACAAGCCTTGAAGTCTGCAACTATAAATGCTGTGACAAGTACAGGCGCTCCTGTTGCAGCAATTTATGTTGAAGATTTGGTTGGAAACCAAAAAGTAGCAGACGCTCTTACGTCTATAGGTGCTTCTGCGGCAAAGACTGCGGCTTCAGGAGGTACTAAAGACGATATTGAAAAGAACATGGTTGCCGCTCTTACGGGTTCGGGATTGACTACAGCTTTACAAACGGCAGATGTAAGCAGAGATGTGAGCCGTGTGGCAGGCTCTGCTGCTGGTGGTGCAGTTGCTGGTGGAACTACAGGCGCTATAAGTGGTGCGGCTAGTGAACTTGGTAGCCAAGCGGCGAGAGATGCAGCAAAACTAGAAGCACAAAAAGGTACAAAATTAGCGGCTGCTGGCGATGGAACTATGACTGATGCTGGAAGAATGTTGGACACAGTTCAGGTTGTTAACCAAAGAGAACCTGACCCAACTTTGCAAGATACATCTATTATTACTCCAAACGTGTCTGTTTCGCCCAAAGCAAAATCTCCTGCGCCAACGTCTAAAACACCATTGTCTCTTGTTACCGTAAAAGGTACTCGTGAACCTGACCCAACCTTACAAGATACAGACATTACGCTGCCTGAAACAACAGTTACAGGTACACAAGAAACAGAGCCTACAGATGCCTCTGCCAAAGAAGCTAAACCACCAGTAGATGCACAAGGTAGGTATGACCCCAGTTTGTTCATCTATGGTGGTAAATCTCCTTCTACTTTAGGCTCTTCTCTCAAGACGCAAGCCCCGTTTTACCCACTTGCGGGTACGTCAGGTGGTTTAACATCTACCCGTGGAGCGGGTGAACTTGAGAGTAAAGAGACGGGTAAAGCCCGTAAAAACGTGTGGAACGAGGAGTCCTTGCGACTCAAAGATGCTTTAGGAGTATGAGATGGCAACGCTTAAAAAGATGACCCGCATGGGCGCAGATGTGCGCCAAATAGCCCGACTGTTGCAAGCAAAAGCACCAGAAGGACACATGCTTGCCTACATTACTCCTGAAGAAGCTGAGTTGCTGAAAAGCCAAGGCGGTAGTGGTAAGCCCCATGCTGACACTGGTGTACCTTCTTTTGCTCCTTACTTTGATTACAGTCCTCCAGAATCTGTAGCACCAGCGCCAGAATTATCTTCCTCCTCTGTTGCTTCAGTAGAAGCGCCAGCACCAGAACCTGTGCAAGATGTTGTTCCACCTGTTTCTCAAGACAGATATAACATGGGTGTGGGCGGTGGTTCGTATGGTGTCCAACCTGACAAAACAACTGCACAACCATATTCAGCAGGTCAAGGTTTTCAAGCAGACGCAAGCCGTTTGTACGAAATGCCAACCTTTCCGTCTTTTATTCGCACACCTCCTCCAGAATCAGTTATTGATACTTCTAGAACAACGTCTGGAACTGTGGGAGATAAGTTCAGGGACTTAGCGAAAGGTTTGGGTGTTGAGGAAGCAACACTTGGAAAACTTGGTGCGGGTGGTATCCAAGCGTTGTTAGGCGCTAGAACAGCGAGCAAAGCCGCCAAACAAGGACAAGCAGGAAAAGCAGAGATACAAGCACTTGCTCAACCTTACCAAGCTAAAGGCGCAGAATTACAACGTGCAGCACAAGCAGGAGAATTGACACCGCAATCTCAACAAGCCTTGCAAGCAGTACAGGCACAAACAGCACAGCAAGCCACTGCCCGTGGTGGTGTTGGCACTATGCAATCACAGGCTCAAACGGAAGCATTCCGTCAACAGTTGCTTGCCCAACAATATGATTACGGCTTGAAACTCTCAGGTATAGGTGACAACATTGCTCTTGGTGCTATCAAAACTGGTTTGCAAGCTGACCAGTATGTACAACAAATAAGTTCTAATTACATGAATAACATCATGCGTACTTTGTATGGTGCAGCACCTCAAGTGGCAGGCACACCCGCTCAACCAACACCACAGGGTTAATCATGGCACAGACTATTAAAGCACCCAAGCCTGAGAAAGCACCTAAACCTGATATTGATGATGGTTTAGCCAAGGCTTTGCGTACACAGCAAGCTGTAGATATGCCTTACATAACCAGTAAATCTCAACTGCAAACTCAGATTACTGGAGCAGAAGGTCGTGCCGCTAAAGCCAAACAAGAACAAGATGAAATGCTTGCAACTGCTGAAAAGACTGGAACAGAGCAAGAAGCACAAGCTGTTCGTGGCGCACAAGAAGCATATCAAGGAAAACTACAAGCAGAGCCATTACCTGCTTTTATACCTACCAAAGACAGTGTGCAAGACATTGCTGGTCTGTTCTCGTTAATCAGTGTTATTGGTGCGGTTGCTGGCAAAGGCAATGCACAAATGGCGTTGGGAAACATGAATGCCATGCTTGAAGGTTATCAAAAAGGTCGTGGTGACTTGTACAAGAAAGAGGCCGCAGAGTTTGATAAAAACTTTAAAGCCATGATTAAAAAGCATGAAGAGTTCCGCAAGGAAATGGAAGATGCTGTCAAGTTAGCCCCCTACGACAAACAGCAAGCAATGATTGATGCAAAGTTGGCTGCTGTCAAAGCGGGTAGTGCTATTGTCAACGCACAACTCGACAAAGGCTATTTGATGGATGCCTACAAAACTGTTGATGAATTGCAAAAAGGTGTTGATAAAGCAAAAGAATCATATGAAAAACAAAAAGCTAAAGATGCAGATATTGCTCTGAAGCGTGAGTTGGCTCAAGCAAGAATGACTCAAACAGGAGAAAGAAGGGACGAAAAGGCTTTGCAATCTATTGGCCCTGCCTTGAGAAATATTGCAGAACAGTATCCTGACGGAACTGCCATGTCCTTAATTGGTGCATCACCAGACGATAAAAAACGTGTTCAGGGCGCATATCGTGCAGTTGAAGAATCAGAAAAAGTTGCTGACTTTGTGGCTCGTAATCCAAATGCTGTTGGCGCACTTGCTGTTGCTAAAAACTTTTTAAAGGTTGATGCAATTAAAAGTTTGCAAAGCGAAGATGAAGCTACGGTTGCCGCAAGTAAAGCTGCTGTTATTGACCAACAACTTGATGCAGGTGTTCAAAAAGGTGAAATCAGCAGAGACGATGCAGAAGCCGCAAAAGTCTTGCAGAAAAAATTATTTGCGTTGGCATTAGCTGATGTTCAAGGTTCAGGTCAAAGAGGTTCTGTGTACCTTGATAGACAGTTTCAAAATCTTTATGACCAAGCGTCTAGAGACACCACTCTTGTAAAGATTATCAGAGAACGTGCAGATGAGAACAACAGAAACTTAAAAACATACAAGTTGAATGTTGAGCGGCACAACAACCCAGAGCAATTTCCTTTGCTTGAATCACGCACAACTGAAGATTTCATCAAAGAAAGAAAACCCCCAACAGGTATTCCTGAAGTGGTAGAGAAAAAAATGGCTGGTAAACCTGAAGGAACAACAGGCGAATATAAAAACAAAACATATATAGTGCGTGGCGGAAGAGTTGTGGAGAAATAATCATGGAAGATGAAGTCAAAATAACTTTGCCACCTTCAAATGTTGGTGATACGGTAAAAATCACTGAACCAGAAGGCCCAGGATTTGTCAGCACGGCAAAGCAATTGGGTGCTGGCGTGGTTGAGGCTGTACCTTTTTATGGCGAAAAACTTGCTCAAAAAACAGGTGTTGCAGAACCCAAAACATTGACCGAAAGAACTGCCAGACGCACAGGAAGAACTTTGCCATACGCTCTCGCTGCCGCCCCCTTCACTGGTGGCATGTCTGCTGTGCTTGGTTTAGGTGGTTCTGTTGTTGCTGGTCAAGCCGCAGAAGAGTTGGGTGTTCCCAAAGATTATCAACCTGTTGCAGAGATTGTTGGCACAGGTGCTGGTCAAGTGGGTGCAGATGTTCTTGGTCGCACGATAGGTTACGCAGAGAAACCTCTTGTCGAGTTGTATAAAAAAGCTAAAGACATTTTTGCACTTGGCCCAGGCTCTCGTACAGCAAAAGGCATGAAGTATGGCGCTGGAGAAAATCCAGTTGAAGCATCCCAAAACCTTACAAAAATGACGCAACTTGCTACTGAACGTACTGGTTATCCAGTCAAATCGGTAGATGACACATGGATAAGAAATACACAGCAACAGCTTGGGAAAGATGTTGACAAGATATTTACAGGAAAGACTTTTTATTCTGACCCGCAATTTTTGCAAGAACTTTCTGTATTGAATGCAGAAGCAAACATGGCTTTTGGAGAAAAGGGTAATGTTGTACGAACCATTTTGGAAAAGAATATAGGTGGCAGACGGGTAGGTGGCGGTTTGGTTGACCCTCAATTTGAGGCAAAAAGTTTGCGTGGTGCTATTGAGGATGTCAACGCTTACCTTGCAAATGCAGAAGGCAAGCAAGCTCAAATCTTGCATGACACCGCAGAGACATTGCACAATCTTGCTGAAGCCAACTTAAGGTCTTTGCCAAATGGCGCAAAGCTAGTAAAAGAATATCAAGATTGGAGAAAGCAATACACCGCCTACGCAACCATCCGTGACACATACCAAAAAGTTTCGGGTCGGACGGCTGCTGGTCAAATACCTTTAGATGAGTTGCAACAGGAAATTATTAGAAGGTCAGGAACAAAAGCAAGTTCAAATCCATTGTTTGAAAAACTAGCTGAGTTTGGCCCACTTTTTAGAGGGACAAGCGTCAGTCAAAGACCAGGTGTGGCTACGGCTGCCTTTAGAAGCCTTACAGAAAGCCCGATTAGCAAGGCTTTACAACTTGGTTTGCAACCATCTGTTCCTAGAAGATATGGTGGTTTTATGGGGAAAATTCAACCTTATGTTCCTTTGGCACAAACCATTTCACCTGCTGTCAAATACACACAAACCAAGGAGTAAACCATGAAAAAAGAATCAACAGAACAGCGTTTAGCAAGAGAAGGCGGCGAGAACGAGGTGAGAGCCTCTGAAGACTACAACCGTATGCAACGCAAGCAATCTAAAGGTGATGTCAAGCCTGCCAAACGTGCTGTTGGACGCAAACTGTCCAAATGAGCAAGAAGAAAGACAAGGGTATCAACCCAGAGTTAGACAAGTTTATTGCTGACTTGATGACTCAGGTGATGAATGACCCAGATGCGTCCGTGACGGACAAGGTAAAAGTCCTTGACCGTGCCCTCAAGCTAGAAGCCTTGAAGATGAAGGATTCTGACGAAGCTTGGGGTTCAGGGTTTATGGATGTAGAAGATGATGAGGATAAGTGATAATATGATTATTCACAAACTTGAAGGAGAATCATATGGACGCAACCGCCATCATTCGTCTAGCGTTAGAAGTCATCTCAAACCGATTAATTACCATACTTGCTCTGCTCACCTCATGTGGTCTGGCCTGTTGGGTGATGTGGGGGCCAGAGTGGGAGAGGGTGACAACACTTGCAATTTATGTCATATTCAGTCACCTAACGGTGAGAACCAAGGAGAAAAGTAATGCTCAATCACAAGCCTCAAATTCCGAGTAAGCGTAGTCATCAACGTGACCACGACTTAAATCAGCAGACTTCTACTGCTGTGCGTCCTCCCATTCCACGGGATGCGACATCACACATGCAGAGATGGCAACCAGGCGAGTTACCCAAGGGTGGCTTTCGTGCTGTGTTTGACTTCTCTGAAACACCGTCTTATGACACCAAGCACTCACCAACTTCAGGTGGTGGCAAAAAGGTGTACTGATGGCTAATAACATTGCTTTTCAGGTTCAAGGTAAGACTACCCGTATTAACGTAACAACTACGGCTAATACGGTCTCTATCCTTTCGGACAGCCCCTGCAATCAACTCAGAATACACAACGGCACAGCAGGAGAAGTGTTTTTCCGTGTAGGTACAGGAAGCACAGATGATGCTGTAATTCCTGTTGCGGGTACTCCTGCATACGGAGCAATACTGCACAACAATCAAACAATCATTATTACTGCACCAAAACAATCGGCAAATACTGCTGCTAGTTCTCTCTATGTCTCTGCCATAGTAGCCACAGGCACAGGTATTGTGTATGTGACACCTGGCGAGGGCATGTCATAAGGGGCTGTAAATTGACCCGTTCACCCTTGCTCTAGGCGCTATTGCGGCGATAAAGCAAGGGGTAGCCCTTTACAAAGACATCAAGCAGACGGGTGGTGAACTGCACAAGATAACCAAGGAAATATCTGGTTACATAGGTCAGTTCTTTGAGGCGCATGAAGAAGTAAAGAAGGATGCGGAGGAGCAAAAGCGTAACCCTCCCAAGAATAAATCCTTAAAAGCACAAGCATTAGAAAATGTCTTTAACCAAATAGAGTTAGAGCGTCAAGCTGTTGAACTTCGTGAGTTTCTTATTTATCATGTAGACCCTGCCTTGGGTGCGGTGTGGACAAGGTTTGAGGAAGAGTATGCGAAACTGAGGGAGCAAGAGGAGCAAGCTAGGCTAGAGCAAGAGGCCAAGGACAGGAGAGCGTTGTGGCAACGAAGGCAAATGCTAAACAATCTTCAAGACAAGGCTCTAATAATCGGGGCAGTAATGATAGTTACTATATACCTCCACCTCCTGTTCCTCGCCCTGCGCCAAATGAGGATAGCCAAGTGGGGTTCTTAATAGCTTTTCTCAGCATGGTGGTGGTTTTTGGCTTGCTTTTGCCTATCATGGGATTGATGTATCTTGACATCCTTGAGGTTAAGAAGGAAACTAAACAGCAACAGCAACAAGTCCAACGCCTGATAAACCAAGTCAAAAGGGAAAGGGAAGACAAGTGATACCAATAATTGCATCCTTGCTAGGTACTCTTGCCGAGAACGGCTTGGGTCTTCTCTCTTCTGCCATCCAAGCTAAAGGCAAGGAAGTGGTGGAGAACACCCTTGGCGTAAAGATACCAGACGCACCCACTCCTGAAGATGTTTCTAAACTACGCCAGCTACAGTTTGAACATGAAGAGCGTCTACTTGAACTTGGTATAGAGAAAGCCAAGATGGAATTGGCTGAATTGGACTTGTTGGCAAAAGCTGCACAGAATGACGCTGACAACATCACAGACAGATGGCAAGCGGATATGAACAGTGACTCTTGGCTGTCCAAGAATATCCGTCCTATGTCCCTTATAGCCATCTTTCTAGGCTACTTTCTGTTTGCCATGATGTCTGCATATGGCTTGAACGCAAATGAAAGCTATGTCACCCTGCTTGGTAACTGGGGAATGCTCATCATGGGTGCGTATTTCGGTGGCAGAACAGTTGAAAAACTTGCAGAAATGAGGAAGAAATGAGCCTCAACACAGAACAAGCAGCATTCTTGCTAGACATGTGTAAGTTGATTACTTACGCTACAGAACAAGGGTTTGTCGTTACAGGTGGGGAACTTGCCCGTACACCTGAACAACAAGCCATCTACTTCAAGACAGGTCGGTCTAAGACCATGAACAGCATTCACCTGAAACGCTGTGCCATAGACCTGAACTTCTTCAAAGATGGAAAGATTATTTGGAGCAAAGAAATCATTGCCCCAATCGGTGCGTACTGGGAGTCCTTGCATCCTAAAAACAGGTGGGGTGGTAACTTCTCCAACCTGGTTGACTGTCCCCATTTTGAGAGAAATGTGGGATGAGAAAGAAGTCACCTAACTTATCTGTCGGCAGAGGCGAGAAGTTGTCTGTCAAAAAGGGTGGTGGCTTAACTGCCAAAGGTCGGGCAAAGACAAACAGGGCAACAGGTAGCAACCTGAAAGCACCTACAAAATCAGGCCCTCGTCACAAGTCTTTCTGCGCTCGCAGTAAGTCGTGGACGGGAGAAAGAGGAAAAGCAGCAAGAAAGAGATGGGGTTGCAGATAATGGCATACACACCTAAAGCAAAACGTGGCTTGTACTACAACATCAACAAGCGCAGAGCAGCAGGACTACCTGCTAAGAAGCGTGGACAGAAAGGTTATCCAACAAAAGAAGCCTTTCGCCGTTCTGCACAGACTGCTAAACGCTGACCTTCTCTAACTCAGCTATCAGGTGAGGGCCGTGGTAGCGCATGTTGTTGATGTGAAACTTTCCCTTAAACCCGTACATCTTTGCCCAAGTCTTCTCGTCATCAAAATACTCTGCAAATGTTAGAGGCGTGATGATGTTCACATGGGTTGGGTCTTGGAATGCTGGCGCATGTGGAAACGCTGGTGTAGAAGATAAGAACTTGCCGCCCACCTTCATCACCCGCCAAACCTCTGACATCAGTTCCACAAACGGGTATCTGCGTTGCGGGACATACAAGAGGCGTGGGATGTGCTCTAGAAAGTCATAGGCAGTTACAAAGTCAAAATGGTCATCAGGATGAGGAATAGGCTCAATAGCCAGGTCAGCGTCCTGAATATCAAGTCCTATCACCTTCAATGCTTGATAGGGGTTGCGGATTGTTTCACCGCACCCAAGGTCAAGAGAGATGGTCATTTAATCCCCACAGAAGCAAGAAATAGCTTCTTCACTTTTGTCAAACATATCGGTTTGCTCGGCAGCATATTTATACATTTGTGCATAACTCGGCCTGTCAATAGCAAAGAATTTTCCATCGCCTACACATCTTTTTGAGGCTTCTTCTTCTTGCTTAATCCACCATAAAGCCCTCTCTGGCTTTTCTTGGATAAGGCTAAGAATCTGCGCTTTAGGCTTCAACATACACAAATCACAGTTTCCGTGCATTGTTTTGCCGTTGATGTTAGGTAGGCCTAAGTCAAAATCTTGCTGCTTCCAGAAATTACTTACATCCTTAGCCGAAACATTGGCTTGTGCCAAAGGCAAATAAACAGTCTCATGTTTTCCTTCTGGGTTTGGGTTTGCCCTAAATTTGACAACTCGTTTAGGCTCATCAGCACGAATCCCAAGGAAAGATTCCCATTCCTTCCAACCAATAGAGCTTAAATATCTATAAAAAGTTCTCGTTTTTAAATTTGCTGAACAATACCTAGCCCTTCCATTTGGTAAAGCATTGTCAAAGTGTTTAATAATTTCCTCAAAAGGCTCACCATTTCTACTAGCAGTTTGATAATCAACAACCTTAAAAGAATGCTCACCATCAACCTCCACATATTCCAGCCAAAAAATTGGAACATTCCAACGCTTAGAGCATTCATTGACAAATTCTAAAGTGGCTTCTTCTTCTTTGCCTGTGTTGGCAAAGCAGACAACAGCCTCACTTGGCAAGCTCATCTGGTGAGCCTCTAACACCTTGTAAAGCATATATGCTGAAGTCCTACCACCTGAGAAACTGATACAAGTTGGTTCTTTAATCAAGAATGGGTTCATGGAGCGGGTATCAAGCCACCTTCAAACAGGTAGCTTCCAAAATGCCCTAAAACCACCCAAGGAGCAGCGTAAATCTTGTAGCCATGCCTACGGGCTTCCTGACAGAAATAGTAGTCCTCAGACAGCAAGCGTCCTACACCTTCTTCAATAGCGCAGGCAAAAAACTCAATAATCTTGTCTTGCTTGATTTCGCCTGACAGGAAGGTAACGTCATTGATATAGCTTGCCATCTTGGTTGACAGGTCTTCCAAGCACTCACGCTTGATAAGCATAAACCCTGTACCGCCATTAAATATTTCCACAGGCTCATTCGCTGGTACTGTGACTGTGCCTTGATAGTCTTTAAGGTTAACCACTAAGCTACCTGTACGGGTCTTCAGCTTGTCAACCTCCACACCCTCTTTGACAGCCTTCTCTACCTCATGCCAGTTGATTTCTTTCTTGGGGTAGATACCGCAGATGATGTCCTTGTCTGCTTCAATCATGGGAATGATGTCTGCTGGATTCCATCTGATGTCTGCGTCAATAAACATTAAATGAGTGGCTTCCTTCTTGTTGAGAAAGCCATGTGCAAGAGCGTTGCGCCCACGTTGGATGAGAGATTCGTTAAACATGCAAGAGAAGGACATGTCTATGTCGTTGGCTCGCATGACAGCGGTGGTGTTGACCAGTGACTGACAGTAGTAGCCAGTGGTCATGCCACCATACATAGGGGTTGCAATGAAGATGTGAGCCTTGCTCATTGCTGCACTCCTCTGTCTGTTTTCATAATTGCTTGTGCGTCTTCAAAGCCAGCTTGGTAGGCTATGTTCCACAGTTGTTGCAGAGACATGTTGACTAGGTTGACTGCGTAGTTAATGGAGTTGCCAGCCTTCTTCATGCTGTCATCACTCATCTGTAATTGTTGTGCTTGTTGAACTTCACTCACGATATATCCTCTATTCTTAAAACATATTTGTTGGTCTTTGCTGACTTGCGCCAGCCGTGTACTTCAATCCTGATTCCTGAGTCCCTGACAAGAGCAAGCGTGTCAGAGGCCATAATCTTTTTTATACGGTCACTGACAGCAGAAGCGGTAACTTGCACTGCCAGTACCTCACCCTTCCTGATAGCTAGAAGGTCTGCCCACCCCCACAGGTCTTTTCGTTGTTTGGTGAAGCTGTTCCACTTCTCAACTACTTCAACGTGGTAACCCAACTCACGTAAGTGAGCCAAGCTACGCTGTGTGGGTGAAACCTTTGTTGCCATCAGAACGGGACTTCCGAATCATCATCACGTGCAGGCTTACGTGCATAGCTAGGAGTTACCTCTTTGTCTTGCCGTTCTTCCTCACGTTTCTTCTTAGACCAGTTATCTTCTTTCAAAGCTAACAGGCTATTCCCTCGGCTTGTT